GGCTCGGTGCTGATCAAGCCGACCGTCTTCTCCGAGCTCGCCGGCATGTTGGCCACCGACGACTTTTTCATCCCGGCCCACCGCGAGATCTGGGACGCGATGCGCGAGTGCGATCGACGCGGAACGCTCGACGTGCTGACGGTCATGGACGAGCTGCGGGTTCGCGGGATGATCCAGAGGCTCGATGGCGGTGAAGGGTACATGCTCGAACTGTCTGGGGCGGTCCCGACGGCCGAGAGCGCGCGGCACTACACCGAGTTGGTCCGAGAAAGGGCGGTCCGTCGGAGGCTGATCGCCCTGGCGACCGAAACGGCGATGCGGGCGGCTGGGTCGGCCGAACTCGGAGAGCTGCTGGCAGAGACGCGGGCAAGCATCGATGCGCTCGAGGTGCCGGCCGACGACGGTCCGGTCCGGGTCGGGGACGCGCTCGACGAGGCGAAAGACGCCATCGAGGCCAGGGCCAAGAACACGCGCACCGGCTCGGTACCGACAGGCCTGATGTCGCTCGATGGGATGCTCGGAGGCCTCCGTCCTGGCCAGCAAATCGTCGTGGCGGCGAACCCGGGCGGCGGGAAGTCGTCGCTGGCGTGGGTCACGGCCATCCGCGCCGCGATGGCTGGGGTGCCTGCGCTGTGCTTCTCGCTCGAGATGTCGCGGCAGGAGCTGATCGAGCGGGCGCTGACCTTCGTCGGTGAGGTGCCAGGCATCACGAACGGCGACGTGGACCTGGCGAAATGGGACAAGATCCACAAGGCCGACCGCCAGATTCGTGGCATCCCGCTGTGGGTCGACGATCGCAAGCTGTCCGTCGGGCGCATCGCCGCCGAGGCGCGCCGGTGGCGGTCGCGATACGCGCGTGGCGGCCTGGCTCTGCTGGTGGTCGACTACCTCGGCCTCGTGCGGTCAGACGGCCGCGCCGAGAACCGGCAGCTTGAGGTGGCCGCCATGTCCCGCGCCTTCAAGGTCCTCGCAGGGGACCTGAAGTGCCCGTTGATTCTCGTGGCGCAGTTGAATCGCCAGAACGTCACCGGCGGGGTGCCGCGCATGCCGGTGTTGTCGGACCTGCGCGACTCGGGGGCCATCGAGCAAGACGCCGATATCGTGCTGTTCCCCTGGATTCAGGGCGCTGACACGCAAATCATCATCGCCAAGCACCGCAACGGCGAGACCGGGATCGTCAAGCAGGTGCGGTGGCGCGGCGACTTGATGGCCTTCTTCGACGACCATGGCGCGGACTTCGGCGCCGTAGGGACAGAGAGGTATCCGTGATGGCGAACCAACGCGCGCTGTGGGCAGATCCGAACGTGAGGCGAGAACGTCAGGCACGTGCCGAGGCGTTCATGGGCAGGCCAATGGAATTCGACGAGGAGTGTGCGGAAATGAAATCGAGCAAGGACATTCAGCCGCGCGTCGGCATGCAGGTGCGGTTCCTGTTGGATCCTCCGCATTGGCCGGCCGGAAAGATTACGTCGGTGTACCAGGCATCCGGGTTCGCCGGTACGAACGGTTATGGCTCTTCTGGGTATGCATGGGAAGCCGGAAACTACACCATCGAATGGCAGCCCCCAACCGACGACGAGCGGCGGCTGTTCATGGAACGCCGCACGCACCCAGACGGATTCGGCCACATCGGTCGCCTCGACTCAACGAAATGGGTGTTCGACGGCCATTCTGACAACTGCCCAGACTGCAATCGAAACTGGCGAGAAATCGCCGAAAGCCTCGCGCTCGACGGTGCCGACTACGACAACATGCCCGACTTCGAGGAGCTGGAGCGATGACGCGCGTGACGGATGAGGATTTGAATTCCCTGGAAGAGGTAATTGCGGGTACTGCGAGATACAGCGACCCGGATACTGGATTGACCGCCGTTCGCGCTATCCGCGCCGAGCTGCTGGCGTTGCGCAAAGTCGCGGATGCGGCGGTGAAGTTCCGCGATCACGATGGAGGCGCCGGTTCAGTTGAGGCTTATGCGCGCCTGACGCGTGCCTTGCGTGGGGCGGGGCTGTGACCGACGAAACAAAGCGGTACTGCGTCAAGGACCTGGACAAGATGGCGGAGCTTGCGTACGCGGCAGGCGCAGCACGCGAGCGGCGGCGGATCCGCCGGCTGATCGCGCCGCACCTGGCGGCCATTCGCTCCACGGAGGAGTACCTGCGTCGTCACGGGCACATCATCGCTGCCGACGAGGTCGTCGGGCCAATTGCAGCCATCGACGCCGCAACTCGCGCGCCGAAGAAAGCGAGGACAAAGTGAACGACGCATGCAATTGGCTAGAAGAGCCGATGCGAATGGGGTTCGCGACGACCAGGCGCGCCTATGCCGAGTGGCTGATCGGAGTGTGTGCGCGACCGCGACCGGAAGGCGACAGGTTGTTTGCGTTGGAGCCAGACGAAGATCTGCGCGAAGGGATCAGGGCGCTGGTGAAGCTGCTCAAGGAAGTGAAGCGATGAAGCTCAAGACGGCGCTGGAGTTGCTGGGGCACGTCGGCGATGACGACGTCGACTGCGACGACCCGGGGTGCAAGATGTGCCGCGAGTGCGAGCACCACGAGCCGTGTAATTGCATGATCGACGAGCTTGTCCGTCGCGCTCGGGAAGAGGCGTACGAGATGGCGGCGAAGGTCGTCGAGGAGGGCGTGCGCGAAGTCGGAACTGAGCCGTGCGGACTCGGCCCCGACGAATGCGACTCGTGCAAGAGAGAGGCGGAACTGGTCGCACGAATCCGCGCGCTGTCGACGGAGCCCAAATGACCGCCTCGGACGCACTTCGCCGGTTGCCAGCACTTGCCGAGCGGGTCCGGCTGATTCGATGGGCCTTCGACCGCAATGACAACCGATACGCTGACGTGTGCGCGTTGGCTGACGAGATCGAACGCCTGGCGCTCGACGGGCCGGCGGGCGAGGCGGAACCTGTGCTCATCGGATGGACAAGTAAGCTGTGGCACAAGTCGGCTGGCTGGTGGACGTGCGCAGTCTGCAATTACGGCAACGTCAACGATGCGCGCGAGTGCTGGAACTGCCGCCGTCCGCTGCATGCTGGACCGAAGATCGCAAACGGTGACGACGGCGATTTCTTCTGTCCGAAGTGCGACGCATTCACGCAGTGGGGAACGTCTGGTAGCACCGGCCCGAAGGGGACGTGGGTCGGTCACTGCTACGGGTCGCATGGATCCGGCTGCGGGTTTTCGTGGCCGCGCACGGATGACTCAAAGTATTTCAAAGCGAAGCCGACAGATGAGGGCCAGCCATGACGCGCGACCCGTGGAAGCTGGTGACGGACGAGGCGCAGCTCAAGGTCGGGATTACGGTCGAGCTGCGGCCTTGTCGGTGGTGCGGGAAACGCGAGCGGTTCATGTTGCTAAGGAAGCTAACGCCGAAGCCAATCACGGTAAGCCATGACGGCACGGAACGATGGACGACAGCGAATGCGGCTTGGTCGTACTCCGGCAGGTGCCCTGAATACGGGACCGAGCGGGAAGTGAATGGCGTGCTCGACGTGTGCATTCCCGAGCGCCGCCTATACGCGCTCATCGACGACGACACCGCAGCCGACGAGACGACGGTTACGCGGAGACGGGAGATGGTCGAGTAATGCCAAAGCGCTACGCCGTCCACGTCTGCTGCTTCTCGGTCGGCCTTGACGACTTGCCTAGGCGAAAGCAAAGAATCGCGACGGAGGTCCTCCGCGTACTTCACGAGCACGGCCGGTTCAGCGTGTTCGAGGCGACCGCGAACGACGTCATCGCCAGGACCATGGACGACGTGATCCGGCGGAAGCTCGTCGAGGTCGACAACTCACCGGGCTATCCCTGGAGCAACGTCAAGCTCACAGCGGCCGGCCTGGCGCTCATCGGAGAGACGCCATGAAGTCCAAGCGCGCGATAACGGCGCGGGTCTACCCGGCTGAGTCGGACCCGCGACAGGCGGTGGATCCGTTCGCTTCCGTGATATGGCCGGCGCGGCACGCACTGGCGCGACTGGCCATGGCCTTGAGTAGCGAGAAGTTGGCACTGGCACGCGAGTTCGGCCCGTGGGTGCGCGGCGCCGACGGCAGATGGGAACGCGATAGGAGGAAACGATGAGTGACCACGACAGTCCGGTAATTTTTGGCGAGGTGTTCGAGTTGCTGGCCAGCGACCCAACGGATCAGCACATCAAATGGGCGAAGAAGCTTTGGAAACTGTCGTTCCAGTACGATTTCTCGGCCGATGACATGCACATCGACAAGGCGCTCATGAAGCTCGACCTTGCGAAGGACGGCGGCAAGGACGAGTGTGGGTATCCCGTCGTCATCTACCGGGGAAGCAACGGCAGTAGTTGGGTGAGGCCGTGACCAAGCTGCCAGGCCCGCGCCACTACCGCAACGGCCCCGACATCGACGTCGCCATGTGCGGAGAGCGAGGAGCCATGCTGCCGTTCGCGCGGGCCATCGGTAACGTGACGTGCCAGAACTGCAAGGACAGGCTCGACAAGGTCATCGGCAGGCGGCGCAACAGGCGCGCGTTCTTGGCGATGGTACAGGCAACGAGGGAGGGACGATGAGTCACGAAATGCCGAAGGGATGGGTGGGCGTCGATCTTGACGGCACGCTCGCGACGTACGACCACTGGCGCGGAGTCGAGCACATTGGAGAGCCGATTCCTGAGATGCTTGACCGCGTGAAGGCGTGGCTCGCCCGTGGCGTCGAAGTGCGCGTCTTCACCGCGCGCATCCATGGCGGGCGCGACGGCGTATCGGACCACATCAGGCGTTGGTGCGCGAAGCACATAGGCGTCGAGCTTCCGGTCACGAACGTCAAGGACTTCGACATGATCGAACTTTGGGACGACAGAGCCGTCTCGATGGAGACCAACAGCGGCAGGGTCCTCGGCGGCGCTTCGCGGATCGATGAAAAGTACCCACCGGTGCGATCATGACGCCAGAACCAACGTGCGGCGCGCCCATCAAGACCGCCGACGGCACGGTCGTCGCCACCTGCAACCTGCGCCCAGGCCATCTCGGTAAGTGCCGCGAGGTGTGTTGGGAGATTGCGGGGCGGCCGTGAGACTGAGCAAGGACAAGTCAGCGATTCATATCTCGCGCTCAGGTGACGTCGTCGATATCACCGTGACAATCATCGACAGCTACTCAACGGCAGTCATCTCGGCGTCCGTTCGCTTGGCAGACTTGCTCGACGACTTCAACATCGAGCTCCTACCAAGGCCGACCACGGCGCCCGCCAGCGACGAGCCTCCGATCGGCCGCACATGACGCGAGGAACGACCATGGGACATCCTCCGAGCCGTGCCAAGTTGACACGCGACCTACCGTCGCCCCACGCTGGTGGTGACCGATGACCTCGGACGGCACGGGTGACTCCACCGACGGCGCCGCCGAAACGCGTACGACGACGAGCGGCACCGACATCTCGGAACTGTCGAAACGATGCACCGAGCGGATGCTCAAAATCATCGACGTCGACACCGGTCGGACCCTCGAAAAGCTCAACAAGACCACGAGCCTCGGTGATGGGAAGGCCAGGGCAATGGGGGTGGACATCGGCTTCAAGCTCGACGTCGAGCAGGTCGAGAAGCTGGACCGGATGGCCGATGTGGTGCTGAAGCTCGAGCAGGCCAGGGCCGCGGCGAGGAAGAGCGACGACGAGATCGAGCGGCTGGTGGTGGAGCGGATGCGGAAGGCGATTGCGGAGGCGGGTGGCGGGTCGGAATGACTCGCGGTGCCGCTCTGTGTCGTAGACAGTTCGACCATTCTGATCCGGATCCGGATCTATGCTTCTGCTTCTGCATAGGTCACTTCACGCCGTAACGCTACGTTGACAACGCGTCACAGGCGTGACAGTTTGTCACTGATGGCATTCGTGAAGCTGGACACCGGGATCCTGAACTCGTCCGTCTGGGTGGACCTCGAGACGCGTAACGTGTTCCTGACGGCGCTGCTCATGGCGACCCCGTACGAGCTGCGCGAGGAGACGCCGCAGCTGGCCGTGGACTCGCTCAAACCGACCGGGTGGATGGTCCCTCCAGGTTGGTACGGGCTTGCTGAGGCGGCGAGCGTTGGCATCGTGCGGCAGGCCGGGGTTGACCAGGCGCGCGGCCTTGAGGCCCTGGCTAGGATGGGCGAGCCCGAGGAGTGGTCACGGTCGCAGGAGTTCGGTGGTCGCCGCATCGTGCGCGTCAACGGCGGGTTCATCGTGCTGAACTTCATGCACTACCGCGACAAGGACCACGGAGCGGCGGATCGGCAGCGCCGGTACCGCGACAGAAAGCGGGAGCGTTCGGCGCAGCCTCGGCCGGATGGAGCGTTCACCGAGGAAGAGCTGCAGCTGGGCCGGATGGCGGTTCGCGAGCGGAACGACGAGTCGTAGCCGCTACTCGTCGTTCCGCGCCTGCCAGGCCGCGTAGTCGCGAGCCCAGCAACCGCAGTCCTCGCCGTGCAGGCGCTTGCAGATGGCTGCGCCGGACTCGAGGGATCCGGTGACGAAGAACTCGGCGATGCGGGCGGCGTTTCGCTCCCATGCATCGCTCACGATCGCGTGCTTCTCGTCTTGTGCGGCGACCCTGGCGGCCATGTGTTCGGCGTCCTCGCGGGCCTGTTCGTCTATGCGCGCGGTCTCCTGGCGATCAGCCACGTCCGGAAGCGGGCTGCCTTCGATGGCGTCGCGCTGGACCGCCGCGATGAACTCCAGCATCTGCTCGTCCGTTGGGTCGTAATCGTCTGGATGAGCGAGCCACTGTCGGCGCACCCAGTCGAGCAGCTCCTCAGGCGTTCTCATTCGTCAGTTGTACTCCGCTACGCGCTCCCCGTCTAGGAACGTATAGCGCCAATCTGTCACCGCGGGTCGTCGTGACCCACGTATAGCGCCAGAAAGTCAATCGAGTCACCTTGACACGTGCCAAATCTGCGCGTAGCGTGACTGAATGGCAGACGACGACGGGTTCGTGACCGCCTACGCCACGCCGAGTGTCAAGCGCATGAAGCCGAAGCGGACCGTGTTCGGGGAGGAGCGCTGATGGGCGGCAGAGGTGACTTCGGGCTCGTCGTTCGGTTCTGGTGTGGTCAGCTGCGCAGCCACTTCGACAAGCACGGGTGGCCGGGCGAGGAGAAGCCGAAGCATCGGCCACGTGACGGCAAGCGCGGGCAGCGCAAGGGGCGTCGCACCTGATGGGGTGGCACGAGTACGTGGGCGAGAAGTTTGGCCCGACGCAGGTGGCTTGGACGTGCAAGAGGTGCAGGGCCCAGAAGCTCACCGACGGAGAGTTTCCCGAGCAGTCCGGCAACTGCGAGCGCGCGCCCATCACGGCTGCTGAGAAGCGACAGATCATCGACGACGGCGATGCGGCCTCGCGTGCCATTGACGCCGAACTCATGTCCGAGCGGATCGCCCTGATCGCGTGCGCCAAGGCCGGAGACTTCTCGGGCGTGTACGTGTGCAATGAGCGCATCGAGAGCTTGCTCCGGGCAGCCTCGTCGGTGTGCAACGCGACGCTGTCGTTGCGGTCGAAGGACGGCCGCTGATGGCCAACTGCGCTGACTGCGGCCAGAATCCAAAGCGCGGCTGCCTGCCGACATGCCCGCGGGACAAGACGCGGTCCGTGTGGGCGCGGTACCGGGCCAGGAAGAAGGCGCGGGCCGCGCGCGAGGCGGCCGCTGGCGACAAGGAGGCGACACCGTGAAGCCACGAATCGTCAAGTTACGCTCGGGCTTCCTGGCGACGACGGTGCCGGGCTCGGAGACGCTGGATCGCGACGGCAACATGTTCTTGCCTGCGGCTGCTCACGGCAACTGCGGGGATTGGAGCTGCCCAACGTGTAACCCGCGCATCCGATGGTACGGCGAGCCCCCATGCGGCCCTGAACTCGCGGGATTGACCGTGGAGAAGTTGGAGTTTCTCGGGCGACTGTATGCGCCGCACGAACACGAGCTGACGGCCCAGCAATGGGTTGGACTCGAAGGGCTGACGCAAGACGAGCTGCGCGAAATCTCAGGACTGAACCAGGTGACCAAGTGATCCGCGCCATCAGTCGCGTCCTCGCCCACTGGCGCCACCACCGCGAGATTCGCGACGAGATCGCCGTGTTCGGCGGCGGGGTCGTCATCAAGTGCGGCTACTGCCGCCGCGAGTTCGGGAGCCCGGCGTGATGGAGATGCGGCGCCGTGGGTTCCTGGCCGCGTTCGCGGCGCTCCCGTTTGTTGGCAGCCTGACGAGGGCTGAGCCGCGCCAGCTGACGACCATCAAGACGCCGTGGCTCAACGCCAAGACCGGCAAGCCTGTCGCCACGGGGCCGGCGTTGCGACCGTGCGACGTCGGTCACTTCGTGCGCAAGGACGGAGCCGGCCGCTACACGGTCGAGTTCTTCGACATGCGGGATGCCAAGATAATCCCGCAGCCAGCGGCAACGAAGCTGACGACGATCGAGTGGCCCGGCGGCATGGGAATCGACGTTCACCTGGAGTGGCTGTGAGCGGCACCGGCGTGTGGGCGCTCGGGTTCTGCGCGAGCGTCGTGGCGCTGCTGCTGACCATCATGAGGCCGCGCCGATGAGCGTGACGGACCTAGTACCCACGCTCGCCTCCTTCGCCAAGGTCCGTCGCCCCGGCGCGACCGCCGAACGCGACGCCATCCTGGCCGGCCAGGTCGAGCACATGCGCACCGAGGGGGCACGGCGCCTGCTGGCCTCGGGGCTCACCGTCGACGTGCAGCCGCCCGAGCTACGCAGTGAGACGGCATTCGTATTTGAGGCCACCGCCAAGACCCGCTGGCCGCACCGCGACTACACGCGCCCCGTGCGCTGGACCGAGTGGGTCCACATCTTCGGCCCCCGCGTAGCCGAGATGATCAGCGACGGCCGCACGCTGCTCGCCACGGCCTCCCATGAGGGGACGCGCGTGATTCTCGGGTTCGCGCTGTGGGACCAGTTCGACGTGCTGGGCATGCTGTACGTCAAGAAGCAGTTCCGCGGCGCCGGCATCGGCCTGCGGCTGCTCGAGGCGGCCGGCGTGGACCTGCCGCTCAAGGTGCTGGCCGAGACGGCTTGCTGGGGGCGCTGGGTGAAGTGCCACGGCATCCCGACGGTTCGCATCGAAGAGGCCGACCTGTCGAAGTGGAAGCGTGACCGGGCCCAGGTTGAGCGGTTGTCGCTCGGGCGGCCGGCCGTGGATGACGACTTGCTGTCTGGCGCCGGCAGCGTGGAGGTGGATGAGTGAGCGAGCAACGGTACTTTGGGAGCTTCTCGTCGCGCGACGACGTTCTCAAGGCCTTCTGCGATCCATTAGTCGACCTCCCTTCTGACGAGCAGATCCTTTTCGCATCGTACGGCGAGCAGGCATACGAAGGAGACGCCCTTGTCGTGTTCCTCGACGGCAACGGGCAACTTCTGTCCGTCGAGGCGTCGCATTGTTCCTGCTACGGCCTCGAAGGGCAGTGGGATCCGAAGCCGACGACGTTGGCTGCCCTCGGGATGATGTGGCGGAATGCCGTGTATGGCCACGGAGATGACGCGGTAGCGGCGTTCCGAAAGACGTTCCCGACCCCGGAGGAGGCCGCCGGATAGTGTGCCGAGCGACGAATACAAGCGTCTCGCGTCCCAGCTCGCCGGCTTCCAGTCGCCGCGCAGCGCCTACGAGCGTTTCCGCCGAATCCTCGGCCCTGAGCAGCTGGCGCTGTGCGAGGACGACTCGCCGCAGATTGCTGCGCACCCTGGCAGGCGCGCCGGGAAGACTACGAGCATCCTGGGGAAGGCCCTGCGCTGCTTCGGCGCGCGCCCAGGTGCCCGCGTCGCCTACTTCGCCCCCACCGATGACCAGGGCTTCGGGATCGTCTGGGACGACCTGCTCAAGCACAACCATCGCCACCGACTCGGCCTCGAGGCCCACAAGTCCGAGCTCGCTTTCACGAGCGGCGCGTGCCGGTTCGAAATCTTCGGCTTCTACCAACAGAAGGACGTGGAGCGCGCGCGTGGCCGGCACTTCGACCTCGCCATCGTCGATGAATCGCAGCTGGGGCCTGACTGGTTCTCCTACTTCCTGTCCGACGTCCTCAGCCCCGCCCTGCTCGACTACAACGGCCAACTCGTACTCATCGGGACACCCGGACCCGCTGCTTCCGGCCCGTTCTTCGACGCCTGCCACGCTCTCGAAGGGTGGAGCAACCAGCATCATTGGACGTGCGCGCAGAACCCGTTCTTTGCAGGCCGCGACCCGCTCGCCGAGGCCCGCCAGCGATACCACCTCACGCCCGACTCCATCACGTACAAGCGCGAGTGGCTCGGTCAGTGGATCGTCGACCCGGACGCTCTGCTCTACTAACTCCCGCCTCCCGCGCTGCGCCCGTGGGATGGCAAGGCGTTCTCGCACGTCTACGGCCTGGACCTCGGCTGGAACGACGCCGATGCCATTTCGCGGATGTCCATCTCTCCGCTTCGAGACGTCTCGCACCTGACGCACATGGAAGCCACCAGCCAACAGACCAACCACCAGCTTTTCGCGAGGCTCCGCGCGTTGCAGGCGCAGCATCCGGGGCCGGTGGTGTTCGACCCGGCCGGCCACGCCACGAGGAAGACGATCGAGACCTTTGCCGTGGACGCGCCAGAGATTCAGTGGGTGATGGCCGAGAAGGCGCGCAAGGTCGAGTTCATCCAGCTGCTCAACGACGACCTCCGCGCCGGAAAGACCTTCGTTGACCCGCAGCTGGCCGCGCTGATGGTCAAGGAGGCAACGCGACTGCGCTGGAAGAAACCGGGCAAACTGGCATCGGACGCCATGCACTCGGACCCCGGCGACGCGTGGCTGTACCCGTGGCGGTACGCGCGTGACATGCTGCGCGAACTGCCAGGCGAGGCGCCGACGCCGCCGGTGAAGACGCCCTATGAGTTGGCCATGGAGCGGATGAAGCGCGAGCAGCAGCAGGGCGGTGTCATGCGGGCGCGCGCGGCGAAGGCCCGAAGGGAGGCGTTCTCTTGACGTGCAATCATCGGAAGCTGTCGTTTGGGCGCTCGCCGTGTGCCACTCCAGGGTGTGAGAACGCATTTCCTGGCGAGTATTTCATCACCATGGAGGCGCTGCCTGAAGTTGGATCGGCGGCGGATTTCTCCCGCATCTACCTCGGACCGGACGGCATTCCCGTCCACGGAGTGGCTGGCTTCGTTAGGCGAATGTGGCGCCGCGAGCAAGATGAGACAGGGTGGCTCTTTGGCATGGCCTCGGCGATTACTGTCCCGTCGAAGAGCGCCGAGGAAGTCTGCCGTGAACTGTGGCGTGAGGCCGAACTGTGTGCCCTTGGCACCGATGAAGTGGAGGCGCAGCCGTGACCGACCCAGCAACCAAGCCAGACGACGCCGACCAAGACTCCACCGAGCGCGAACTAGTCGACATGATGTCGCGCCTCATCCGCGCCGCCGCCGACGTCCGCGGTCACAGCCCGTCGCGCGCCAACGCCCACGGCAATTGCGTCCACTGCGCGGCGACTCGACAGGCGACGGCGTTCGTGCGGGCGATGCAGAGCGACGACGGCACGGAGATCGAGGAAAGCAGGATCGTGCGGCCATGAGGGTTGTGATTGATACAGCGGTGATCTGGCGCGGTCTGAAGACCGAAATCCGCCGCTACTTTCCGGGCGTCTGCGGCGGCTATTTCAACGGCACCTCGCTTCGGCACTGCGGGGACGAAGCTGACGCTGCGCGAGGCTTCTGCTCAAGGTGTCTCCGTGAGCAGCGTAAGGCAAGGGACAAGCAATCATGAGCGACGAGACCACCGACCCTACCGACCCCACCGAGAACTCCGAAGCCGAAGTCACCGACACCGACCAGCCCGAAGAGCGCGTGCAGCGCACCGGGAGCGGCCCGCGTTGGTGCGAGGCGCCGAACGCCGAGGAGAACGAAGCCGGCGACCTAGACGCGGTTGATCTCGTGCAAAAGCTCAACCGAACCGTCGACGAAATCGAGCAGTCGCAGGACGAGAAGAATCGCCGCGAGTGGATGGCCTACGACCTCGAACTGTACACAGGCGACCGCGTGATCGACCTCGACGCCGCGTCCGAGGTGTTCGCCCGCATCGACGCCCGCGAGGGGAACGGCCAAATCTTCAACAAGGCGTATCAGCTCGTCGGCACCGTTCGGAACCGAATCTGCTCGTTCCGACCGCGCGCGCAGTTCGTCCCGTCCAGCGGCAACGGCAAAGCCAAGCGCGCCAGCAGGTACATGACCGAGCTGTCCGACGCTTGGGCTGACCACGTCGGCTACCAGAAAGAGGCGTCGCTGAAGATGCGCGACCAGCTCACGTGTGACCTCGGCTGGATGAAGGTCTACGTCGAGGACGGCGACACGAAACTGGCCCGCTTTCCGCCGTGGGAGCAGCTGTGGGACAAGGAAGATGGCAAGCTCGGCGACCCGGAGTGCCGCTACCACGTCCGTCGCATTCCCACCGTAGCCGCTGCCGCGATGCTCGGCGTGGATCCCGAGGAGCTTGCCGGCCAGTCGTCGAGCAACGGGAGCCTGATGGCCGGGGCCATCGGCGCGAGCAACACCTTACAGAAGGTTCGCGTGATCGACGCCTACCAGCGCGGCCCGAACGGCAGGCACGTCATCGTGGTCGGCAACAAACTGCACACGGACGAGGATTGGCACTACGACGGCATCCCGTTTATCACCGGCGTGTTCGATGAGAAGCATGTCGGCGTGAGCGGCCACTCGGTCATCTCGCTGAACCGCGCCGCCCAGGTCGAGCTGAACGAGCAGCAGATCACGTTGCGCGAGGCGCACCACCAGAGCGCGACCAAGATCATCCACACGAAAAAGGGAGAGAACGCGCCAACCGGGCTGAACAACGCGTATGTCGCCGTGGACGAGTACGTGAACACCCCCGCGCAAGTCGAGACGCCTCCCGCGCTCCATCCCGAGGCGTACCAGTACGTCAAGGAGATCGAGGGGCAGATGTTCGACACCATCGGCCTGTCCCCGAACACGACGCGCGGGCAGGGGCGCGCGGGAGTGACGGCGGCCGTGGCCATCCGCGAGGACACCGAGTTGCAGGCCGACCGACTCGCGCTCCCGTCGCAGAACTGGGAGACGGACCGGGTCGAGACGGCGAAGTGGTGGTGGCGGCTGACGCGCGACCACGCGAAGAAGAACCCCGATGCCAAGCCGAAGTGGCGTGCCATCTCCCGCGGCGTGTGGAAGGAAATGGTCTTTGAGGACCTCACAGGCGAGTACGAGATCCGCGTCCTGCCGTCGTCGCTGTTCGGACAGTCGCTCTCGGGCCAGTTCCAGAAGGCCGCCGACCTGATCAAGGAGGGGTGGCTGACCCGCGAGCAGGCCATGTCGGCGCTGAACGTGCCGGACATCTCGCCCATCACGGACCTGATCCTTTCCGAGCAGATGCTCCAAGAGAAGCTGGTCGACGACATCCTCGAGGACGAGCACTACGAGACGCCTGACGAGTACATGAACAAAGAGGCGCTGTTCACCTACGCGCGAGCGCGGTACTTCCTGGCGCTACTGGACGACGCGTACAGCGAAGAGGCGATGAACATGTTGCGGCGGCTGCTGAACGCAACGAAGCCGCAGCCTGCGGCGCCACCTGCCGGACCGCCCGCGCCCGGTGGCCCCGGTGGAGGCGGTCCGCAGCTTCAGCCGCCGGTGCTGCCTGGCATCGCGCCGCCGACGTCCGCTGGTCCGACGCCGACCGGTGAGCCGCCCCAGGCGCCACCCGGACCAGCCCTGCCGCCGGTTCCAGGTGGACCTGGCGGGCCGCCCGTGCCGGGGATGGTGCAATGAGCGGCCCTCTGACCCACCGGCCGTTCGCTGGACTTGCGGAACTCGCCGGAATCGACGAGACGCGCTTTCATCGCGGCCAGACCCTGTGGTCGCAGTTCCTCGGTCGGCAGTCCGACTGTCAGCAGCACTTCGACGGCGTTCCGCATAGCCCGTGCTGGGTCTGGACGACCGAAGAACCTCCGCGCGCGCCAGGAAGCGCAGGAATCACTCTCACGATCACCAGCGTGAACCACCAGGCCGGTACCGTCGCGCTGACCACGAAAGGAACCGACGAATGAGCAAGGGAACCCGGTCGATGTCCGAGAGCATCACGCAGACCGTCATGGCCGACCGGGCGAACGCTATTGAGACGCGCCCATCTGCTCCGGCTGCGAATCAGAAGCTGACCTCAGCGCCCCCCGGCTTCACCGACTCGGTCAAGGAGATCGCCTACGAGCCGCGCGAGGCCGACGCGTTCGGCGCCATCGACGTGGGCGACGTGGTGGTTGCCGGCGGCCCAACCGACAACGGCTCGAAGGCGGGTGACGTGGTCATCGAGGAAGAGCCGGCCGCGAAGCCCGAGGACATCACCGGCGACGACCCGGCCAAGGTCG